GGCGACGGTAGCCCATTTGCTGTGTTGTAATGCTCGTTAAAACTGATTGCGTTGCGGAGATTGCGCTTGGCTGCGTTGAGGGCGTTCAACTGGCGTTGCGTGACGCTAAACGAAACAACGGCAGGCGAACCAGTTATGCGCGCTTCTAGGTTCGATTTGACTAAGGTTACTTTCATTTTTTGTAGTTGGTTGAGGTTGTACTGACGTGGGCAAATCTAGCGTGCGTACATACGATGGCAACACAAAAGAAAAGAAAAGCGACGATCCTGGTGAGTGCGTGCGGCTCGGAGGATGCACGAGTGACGTGACCGTGGGACCGAATGCGGAGTGCGTGTGGTGCGTGCGGTGCGGAGTGAGGGTGAAGCGAGAGCGGCGGAAATAGTTCGTACACGAAGTAAATGCGTTACGGCCTCCGCGTCACAAGCAACGACCGTGCGCCCGCGTCCCGCCCGCTGCGGCCCTCGTCAACGTCCCATCGGCACGCCAAACGTGGCTCACCGAGCACCAAAGCGGCACGTTTGGCACGTCACGTTTGAGCCACCCTTGCAAGCTGCTGTGGTTGAGCAGGTTCCCCATAACACAATACAACACACGTCATATGGAATGGAAGTTCTACTCTGTGAAATGCTAAATAGGGGGGGGCGGGGTTCGATAGCGCCAGGCAACGGCGACGGCGACGCATAGCACCCCTCAGATTTTTTTTCGCCAACTGGCCCCCTTCGCACTTGCCCTACGTCTGTAGCTTGGCCTAGCTTGCGTGTGGCAGCGTGCGTACACACTGTGCCGCTGGGGGCAATAGACGAGTTCTGTGGGGATCTCGTCGAGCGGGCACCCGGTTAGCTGGCCCTTGTTGGGCGTAAGCTTGCGCTGCCAATTACCCTAATCTTGCACACTACACTGTGGTAGTGTAGCGTCGCTAGTACTATGACTAAGTACACACTAAGCGAGAAGACCGTTAAGGCGCATCTAGGGAGCGCATATAAGCCGTTAGCATACAAGCTGGACGAAGACTATATTGAGCGTAAGGCGTTTAAGGGCATTCGACGTATCTATCGCAGCGACCTACTTGATGGTACGTTAGCGTGTGAGCAGGCGGAGCAGCCGGTGGATGAGCCTGCGTTAGTGACAGTGGAGTCACTTGTTACGGAGCCTAAGCATATCCCGATACATAACGAGTCTATGGAACAAAGGATCGTGTACTTGTATCCCAACAAGCGATGGGTAAGGACAGACGTGGAGGATATGGTGTTTGTTGGTATGAAGGGGATACACTTTCGCCAGGGTCAACGTATTTTGGTTAAGAACAAGACGCTATGCATAAGATAACGCTTAAGGACAAGTTAGCGGTATATGACAAGCTTGAGCAGCTTAAGGGTAAGCTTAAGTCATTTACTGTCGCATTAAGCGCAGGTTATGTGCTGCATATCGCGCTTAAGTGGGCGTTAAGCTTGGTGAATGCACAAGAGATGCAGCTTAACACGTTTGAGCTGGCAATACTTTGGATAGTCTGTTCTTAGGCTAAGTCCAAGTTCTTACTCTCTAGTGATATTCCCCTTCACTAGTGATCTTCCCTTACTCTTGCTCTGTGTTACCGTGCGCACCGGGCTCCGCCCAGTGCTTCACTCTCGCAGCAGATGCTGCTGCTCACTGGAGGTGATAATGTATCCGGCAAGGAGAAGTTGTGAGTGAGCATAGTACCCCCAAGACTCAGCATTACTGCCTATCTTGGGGGAGTACTATACAAAAAGGAGATCAACGATCCGTATAAGTGTCGTCGTTTCGTTTCGCAATTACAGTCGTGAGTGATGGCTACCCGTTCGGGAAACTCTTGCCCTTCTCGTAGGCGTGACTGCTAGCACTCTGCAACTCTGAAGCCGTTGCAGATGTTTAATCCAACTCAAGAGGTGTAGTTGGAACCATTTAGTCGCTCGTGCGTCCGATGTTTCAGGTTGCGCAGAAGGTACACGGTCGTTTATTTGACGACACTGGAAATTTAGAGCATCTTCAGGGAAAGTCAACACTATGAATGAAGAAAAACAGGAAATTATCGAGAAAGTCTTAGCTTATAAGCTGGAGGAACATCCTACGTTGCCAGCACCCGGTAAACGGCAGCGCATGGAGATGATCGAGAACATTGGCCCTGAGAAGGTGCTTGATCTGTTCCTTATGCGGGAGAACAAGATTAAGGCTGAGCAGAACGATCCTATGCGCTATGGCCACGAGTTGCCGCACTGGCCGGATGCGGATAAGCTGCTTGATCGTTACAACGAGCTAGTCGTCCTCGGGGGGAACAGAAGTGGCAAAACGGAACATGCCGCCAAGCGTATGGCTCAAGCTTTCATTGGCACTGACCTTGGCGGGAATACACCGTCTTGGGTAAAGGACCGCTATAGCAAGCGCAACATCCGTATCTGGTGCTTTCACACTAATCACATGACAAGTGTGTCTGCCCAGCAGAACGTCTTCTATAAGTACCTGCCGCCGGAGATACGGAACATTAAACGTACTAACCATACGCAGATCAGCTTTAGCCAGAAGAACGGGTTCAGCGACAATACAGCGGTGTACATGGGCAACCAGATCTGGTTCCTTAACTACGCCCAGGACATTAAGGTCGTTGAAGGTGGCGAGGTGGACTACGTCTGGTGCGATGAACTTGTCCCGCAGAACTGGCTCGACACACTTCGCTACCGTTTGGTTACTCGGTCCGGCAAGTTGATCGTCACCTTTACGCCGGTGCAAGGCTACACCCAGGTGGTGAAGGAATACATCAATAGTGCCAAGGTGACGGCTACTCGCAAATCTCCATTGTTGCCCAATAACAATGTTCTAACGGTCCCTAAAGGTGAGATGCCCTACCAAGCGGAAAACCTGTACGGCAGACACGCCTGCATCTGGTATCATACCGAGCTTAATCCATACAACAACTGGGAGCGCATGAAGCAGGAGTTGTCTGGCCGTTCTAGCCACGACATTAAGATCCGCGCTTATGGCTGGGCAGATCAGACGGCTGGTTCCGAGTTTCCGATGTTTGGGGATCATAACGTGTGGAAGGGTGACGCGGAAGAGGTCATTCTTGAGGGTAGCAACTACATGGCTATTGACCCAGCAGGTGCGCGTAACTGGTTTATGCTCTGGGCTAGGGTGGACAACCACGGTATACTATGGGTCTACCGTGAGTGGCCGGACCAAAGCTACGGCGAGTGGGCGTTGCCAAGCGACAAGGCTGACGGACGAGCTGGCCCGGCACAGAAGGCAGGCGCTGGACGTGGGGTAAACGAGTATACCGAGCTTATCTGGAGTTTAGAAACTGCCGGGGATAAGCGCGAGATGATCGTGGACCGCTGGATTGACCCTAGAACTGCTGGCACGGAGACAATCACTAAAGACGGCGGCGTCACTGTGCTTGATTTGCTTAGTCAGGCTGACAATCCGCTCATCTTTACGCCATCAGCAGCCCTACCAATTGAGGAGCGGGTGATGATTATCAATGATCTTTTGTCATGGGACAGAGAAAAACCAATGGAAAAAGGTGTAAACCATCCAAAACTAATGATTCATGAGTCTTGCCAGAACTTAATATACAGTTTAAAGGAATGGACTGGACAAGACGGACAAAAAGGTGCTAGTAAAGATCCAATTGACGCTTTAGGATATATGGTTGTTATGCAGCCTATGTACTTTGGCGGCTTGGATTGGGAAAAGCAGTTCAAGCGAATGTCTATGACAGGAAGTTATTAACATGATATCACCAGTTGACCCTTTAGCTATTGCTTCAGATACGCCGGACATCGGCGAGCTGTTGAGCGAGTACAATCGCTCGATGATTAACTCGTCTCAGGGTAACTTGGTGACGAAGTTTGATAATATCCGCTTTGCTCGCTGGCCAGGGCAGACTGATGACGGCAAAAAGCATAGCACCGCTAGGCCAGAAGGCAGTCCAGCTTGGCCCTTTGAAGGTGCAAGCGACGTTCGTAATCGGCTTATTGACTCTTCTTGTAACGAGTTATCAGCTTTGTTGGTGACAGCGTTTCAGCGTGCAACCATTAGAGCATCTGGCGTTACACTCGACGATGCGCCGGTGAGCGGCATTGCTACGA